ATCGGGGGGGGTTCACTAATAACGACAAAGTTGAGGGTGTATTTCGATGGTACACAAAACTTTGCAATAGGTACACCTAAGAAAGTAACTTTCAATAATATCAATTATGATGTCAATAGTGAATGGAATGCTACGAACAATAGATTTATTGCAAAGGAAGCTGGATACTATCAGATAAGTGGGAAATTGCAATGGGCCAACTATAAGAGCAAAGTTGGTTCGATGATGTTTTATAGGAACTACGTTCCCGGCAGTTCTCCACCTATCGGAGAAGCATTGTTAATAGTTCTTGGTTCAGATAACTACACAGGAGCAGAAGTTACTGGAATTACTATCAATTATCTCAATGTCGGGGATTTTGTTGAGATGTGGGGATTGGCTTCCAATGCTGTGAGTTATGGTGGAAGTTCCGCTATGTTTTTTAGTATCATTCGTGTTCCTTAGCGGTGGTGGATAACAAATCAACTATGTGGCTACGCTAACAGATAGACTGTTTTAGGACGGTCGCAACAAAAGGGATTCTCTCATGCTTGCTCGAATTGCTAAACTGCTTCGGATGGAGCCGCCACTTCCCGGTGCTGGACTGCTCTTTGCGAGTGGATTGACTAAGCCGGTCGATGGTACTTACGGATATCGAACTGGGTGTATTTTTCAGCACACTGACGGCACTACGAACACTTCCGCTTATCTGAATGAGGGCACACTTGCCAGTTGCTCTTTTCAGCCGATCATCTCGTCCGCGAGTGAACTGTTGTCGGATGCTTCCGACGTTGGAGTTACAGACTACACGGCTGGCTCTATCCTTGTCGCTGACGGCGACAGTTGGGAAGAGGTAGCGGTTAGTGGTCAAGCGACTCTTGCCGCAACCGGCGCTCTCACAGTTCCACTCTTGAGCGCTACTCTTGGTGTCGTGACTGCCAGCAAGGCGGTTCTTGTTGATGCCAGTAAGGATGTTAGTGCGTTCCACACTGTTGGTTGTGTGAATCTTGATTGCGGCTCCGCCGTTGGTGCTGGAGTTGGTGGAAGATTGCGTATCTATTCCGCCACGACTGCAAAAGGTCGTATGCAGCTTGATTACGTGGATGGTGGCGCTGACAATAGCCTCCTCATCACGAATGACACGATTAGTGGAAGTGATAAGACTGCTACGTTCACGAATACGAGTGGAAAGATTGTCGTTTCTACCGCAGCTTTGACTTGCGCTCAAGTTGATGTCTTGGCTTCCGTTGCTCCTGGTACTGCCGCCGCGAGTAAGGCTCTCGTGCTTGGTCTATCTAAGGAAATCGCTACGATTACGACTCTCACTGCAACCACGATCAATAACACGACTCTCAATTCTGTGAGTATTGGCGCTGGTTCGGCTGCTGGTGGTACTGCCGGATCGGTTAACATCTTCCCGGTGGCCGCCGCTGCTGGCAAGTTGGCTGTGACGAGTGCTGGAAGTACGGGCGATTTCTCTATTACTTTGACGACCGCTCTTAATGACACGAGTGCCAAGACTGTCACGATTCCGGCCTTGACCGGCTACGTTGCGTTGTCTACTGCTACTCTTGCCCTGGCTGAAGTGGATGTCTTGCAAGACGTTACTCCGGGTACTGCTGCCGCGAGCAAGGCTGTGGTACTGAGTTCCGCTCGATGCCTGACGATTGGTGTTGAGGAATTTACGACTGCTGGCACTACTGGAATCGTAGTTGATGGAGTTACGAAGCATTCCGGTATTGAATTCTACTACACTGATGGTGGAGTCAAGTTGGCCGCTGGATATACGGAAGCATTCCGAAACGGCTATTTGGTTTCTATTGCTATCACTGGTGATACGGATGTTTCCACCTACACTGCCCACGATTACATCTATCTTGCAGAGAGCGTTTCTACTCGCGGTGGAGTGGGCGCTACTTGGGCCAGTTTGTTAGTTAAGGCCGGAAAGACAATCACGACAACTGCTGGCGTGTGTGACTTCAGCGCTTTCAATGCTTCAGTTGATGTGCCGGATACTGCGGTAATCGGTACTGGGACTTGGGCTTGTGGTTACGCTGCTGGTGGAAATCTTGGTGGAACACATACTGGCAAGGCTGCTGGTTTCCGTCTTCGAGTTCCGAGCGCTGGCAAGTGGGATGTTGGTATTCGCATGGAGCCAACTGCTTGCGTTAAGGGAATTTCAATAGGAGATTCTTCGAGTTCTGCTGGTTCCGGTATTCCGCTAAGTTCCACTAATTACTGTGGAAATGGCTTCTATTTCGATGACGGTGGAGTTGCCTTGACTGCCGGAAGCACCGAAGGCATTATGGCTCGGTATCTGGTTACTCAGAACATTGCCGGTGCCCCCGATGTGTCCCTGTCATCCGTGCATATCAAGGTGTACGCAAATGCTACGATTGATACTAGTGGTGGAATGTCGGCAGTATGGGGTGATTTCTCCGTTGCTGCTGGGAAGACCATTACTGCCACTGGCGCATCTTGTGGTTTTAGTGGTGGACACTTCTCGATAGACGTTCCTAATACGTCAACGATTGCCGCCAATACGGTTGCTTCTGGTGTATCCGTTGGTGGAAATCTAGGTGGCACTCACAATGGTATAGCAGTTGCCTTGCATGTCAAGACTCCCACTGCTGGTGCGTGGGATGGTGTGTTCGCTATTCCTGCTGCAATGGCCATCGGGACAGCGGACGCTGCTGCGGATGTTGCGGGTTCGATTCCCATCTACGTCGGCGGGGTTGTGAAGTACCTTCAATACTGGCCCAACCCGGCTGCCTAGTTAATTAACCCGTCCCCAGAACCCCCTTAAATAAGGGGTTCTGGGCGGCGGCTTTTTTCGCTTGACAATTCAACACGATGAGGTTATGATATGGCTAAGGGTGCATACCTTGGAACTGCTGCAAGTGCGGTACTTGTTGCTGCAAACGATTATAGAGATTACCTGTTGATCCAGCATGGTAATGCAACCGCTATCGCCCTTGGTTTTGGCGAGCCAGCGATTGCACTGTCTGGAGTCCAGCTTTTCAAGGCTGGGGATGTGTGTAAGGTCGAAGGACCGATGGCTCGCGGAGCCGTTTACGTCATTGGAAGTGGCGGTGTTGGTTCCTACCAGGATGGTAATGTCGATGTTTCCTGTGTCTAGTTTCGACACTTAGAAGAGAGGTCTCCGATGAAACTGCTGCAAGTGTATGGTGCGAATTCTGTGTGGGGTAAGTTGGCTGGAATGAGGCTTAGCCCCAAGATGGCGTATGATGTTCTGAAGTTTGCGAAGCTCGTTTTCGCAGAATACGACATCATTGAGAAGACTCGCGTTGCTTTGATCCATGAGTTGACTGACACAGTCGAGGGTGAAGCTGCGAGTCTTGCGCCTGAATCTCCTGAGTTCAAGGCTTACGTGGAGCGATTTAGTTCCATGCTCGATGTTGAAAGTGACCTGAAGCCGAGCGTGTTGAAGTTCGATGCGTTGATCGCTGATCTCGACACTCGCGGAAACTCGTTGACCCTTCAGGAACTTGGAGCGCTGGAACCTTTCTTCACGGAATAACAGGCGGTGAAACGTGAAGCAGCGAAAACTCGAAATCGTATTCCCGCTCGCGGGCTTGAATAGAAAGTCTGCGTATCGGCAACAAACTCCATATTCAAGTCCCGATCTCTTGAATGTTCGGGCAGTTGGCACAGTTGCCGGTAGGGAGCGTGGTGGCAGTCGTCCTGGACTCGTCCAGTCTCATGTGGATGATCTTGGATCGAACGTCAGGATGCTTACTCAGATGACACTGGCGCTCGGAGATGGCTTCACAAGCTACTCCGATACGTTCGGTGGTCTCTCGATGTCCGCCGCATGGACCAAGGCTACATGGTCTGCCGCAATGCCATTGATTCTCTCGTCGGTTCCAGCAGCTACAATCGACACGAGCGTTGCTGAAGCTGCCGCAACTCTTGATACGCTCACAATTGATGTCGCGCAATCGTACACCGTAGAAATGCTGGTAGTACCGTGGAACGGAGCATTTCATGGAAAGTATAGATTATATTTGAGACTCAATAATACTACTCCTGCAATTGGAACTGCGGGTGTCGTGGTTGAATTGACATCTACAGGTTCGACCGGCGCATATTCGATTACATTATCGAATGCTTCTACAGTCGTACATACCGCGACTGGGACCATTACTCCTAGACCCGGTTGGCTGTCTGTTTCTGTTTCTGGCGACAATGTGACAGTCTATTGGTGCGATACTGAAGTGATCTCATCTCATGCTGTGACTGCGCCCGCTGCTGGAACAAAAGTTGGTTTCGGTCTTGAGTGTTCCGTTGCTAGTGGTCTGAATCTCGCTAATGTCTTCAGGGTCCAGTATTATTCGTCTGGTGCAGTCAATCAATTGCGATCAATTTTGGTTGCGTCTGCTGGTGGGAGTCTGTATCGAGAGGAAGAGTATCGAAGATTAACTGCACTATCAACGACGCTGACTCTTAATAGTGGAGTTTCTCTTTCGTCAGCACAGGATGGACAGAAACTTTACATCGCAGACTACGATCATCCAGTAGCACATGCAACTAATGGAACTGTTGCTGGTACGACATTCGATGATGTTGCTGCAACGAATTGGGTAACGGCTGGCGTGGTTGCTGCTGATATGGTGGTTGTAGTGTCGAATGTTACGGGAACCGCCATTGCTGGGACATATAAGATTACCTCTGTAGCTGCTGGGACTATAACACTTTCGACGACTGCTGGAACTGGCAATTGTTCATATCGAATCGAGCGGGCTCCGAAAGTGTATGATCCGCTTCTCGAAACGCTCACCATTATGACTGCATCGACGGGTCAAGTCCCGACAGGCTGCCCGCTGGTCTGTCGCTTCATGGACCGCCTAGTTCTGGCTGGTGCCGAAATTGCTCCCCATGTGTGGTATATGGGTCGTCAGGGTAGCCCGCTAGATTGGGATTATAGCCAAGAGGATGCGCAGCGAGCGGTGGCTGGAACCGCAAGCCCTGCTGGAGTCCCTGGAGACCCCATTACAGCGCTTGCTCCGCACAGTGACGACTATCTCATCATTGGGTGCCGCAACTCACTGTGGCGCATGAGAGGCGATCCAGCGTCGGGCGGGCAGCTTGACGCCCTGAGTCATACGGTTGGGATCATCGGTCCAAAAGCGTGGTGCCTGGGTCCAGACGGAGCGCTTGTCTTCTTGTCGCTTGACGGATTGTACGCGCTTCCCCCAGGCGGCTCGTCATTCCCGGTGGCCCTTTCGAGACCGACACTTCCACGGGAATTGATGAATCTCAATCCAGACATGCTAACCGTGTCATTGGAATACGATATTCAAGGAAGTGGAATTCATATCTATCTTACACTAGTGTCTTCTAATACACAGATTCATTGGTGGATGGATTGGAATCGCAAAACATTTTGGCCCCTGTCGCTAAGTGCTTTACACGAGCCGACTGCCACATGCGCAGTACAGGCGACAGCCATTGAAGAATCGGGTGTCATACTCGGAGGGCGCGACGGCAAGTTGCGTCGAATGAATGATCTCGCTGAGGGCGATTGCGGGACCGCCTTTACATCGTATGTGATGCTAGGTCCAATCAGTCTCAATAAAGACCTGAGTATCGGAGCGATACTTTCTCTCGATGGGGTTCTCGCTGTTGGAAGTGGTAATGTAACGTGGTCGCTTCATTCGGCGCTTACTTTCGAGGGTGCATCAAGCGCGGCGGCTTCGTCGTCTGGAACCTGGATAGCGGGAATCAACTCGACAGTGTACCCGGCGTGTAGTGGTCAGGCTTGCGTATTTAAGCTGACTGGAACATCTGGGCGAAGATGGGCACTGGAGCAAGCGACTGCCACACTCAAAGAAGGTGGACGTAGGAGGATTTCGTAATGGCAAATGATCCATATACGGTGAGTCTTCTGCACTTTAACGGGGCGGATGATGCGGACACTTTCACTGACGAAGCGGGGAAGGTGTGGACTCATGTTGCGTCTTCTCATACGGGAACACTTGATCCTAAGTTCGGTTCTGCTAGTGGTCATTTCATTGGTGACGGTGGGATCAACACTCCGAATCACGCGGATTTTGCCTTCGGAAATGGCAATTTTACGATTGATTTCTGGGTGAAGATTTCAACTGCAACGGGAAATATGTGCCTATGTATCAAGGCATTGAATGGGTATAATTATGCTCCATTCAATATCTTCAGACCCACTGGAGTATACGATCTCAAATTTTACTCTGCTTCTGGAACTTCATCGTGGAATATATGCAATGGTGTCGCCATTGGGACTTTGACATCGGGAGTGTGGGCGCATGTGGCAATAGTAAGGAATGGAACAAACATTGTGTGCTATCTGAATGGAGTCGTCGGTA